TGCGGGTGGTGCTCAACGTGGTAGTAGATGTATCCGAGAAGTGGACCGGGAAGCGGGATCAATCGCGCCTTTGCGGCGAGCTCTTCCTCGGAAAGCCGGCGGGCAAGCGGAGCACGATCGTAAACGGAGTGACCGTCCGAAGTTACCATCGGGTGTCCGGATCTGCGAAGGTCACCCCACAATACCGGAGCATGCGTCATAACCCCGCCTTCGCCAGCGAGATCCTCAACCGCGGAACGCATGCCGTCGACCCCACCGTCCTCGAGCACCGTTTTCGCTATGCGCTCAAGGTAGTCGTTCCGGTTATCTAGCAACGGCTGCCCAAGGTACCTAGCCTGTCCGCCCCGCGGGTGCTTAAGGGTCAGGTCCTCGTGCTGGAACTTCGCGTACACCTGATCAACGACAACGGTCCCGACAAGGGGTCCCCTACCGACCCGAGCACGGAGCTCGCTAATGCGCGCGGCGAAATCGCCCATTACCAGTACTCGTTTCTCGGAGCGTCCTCGATTGCAACCCGTGGACCGTCCCGTCCGCCTGCCTGTCGTACGCCGAGTCCGAAGTCCTCCCCGGTAAAGGCCGTAACCCCGTACAGCAGCGGATTAGTCACCTTCGGAAGCGCGGGAGTGGCAGTCCCGGTCCCTGCGGTGTCCGGTTGCGGTATCGGTTCGAAGGTGATCTGGTCGTTGCGGATCTCGGTAAGGGTCGCTTCGGCGTCCTGATACAGCAGGTACATCGGATCCTGCGGCGTCAGGTCCTTTCCTTTGCGATATGCGAGAGTGGCGTAGTACGCTCCCAGAGCGACGACGAGACCCTTGAGCAACACCGGAGCGTTCGTGTCATCGAACGCTTGCCCAGTAGTCCCGTCGACCAGTGCCTGCGCCCGCTGCAGGTGCTGCGACAGCTGGTCATCCGTGAGTTCGGCGCAGGTACCTCCGAAGTTGCCATCTGGCGCCACGGTCTCACGGATGTCGCCTGGGAGCGCATACGTCATGCGGTTGCGGCCTCCTTCTCGGTCTCGGGCTCCTCACCGAACGGCGGAGTGTCGGGTGCGGTCCGGTAAAGGGTCTTGACCTCGTCCTCCGTCGGCTTACGAGCACCGCCGCGATCCCGCAGATTGGTTGCGACCGACCGCGGAAGGTCCACAACGGTACCGGCGAGCATGAGCTGCCCGCCGACACTGGTGTTGTGCACCAGAAACGCCTTGACGGTCGGGTCGCCCTCGGTCTTAGCTTCCGTGGTGGCTGCGGCCTTAGCATCGGCCATCGTTTCCTCCTATCCCGTGCTATCCGGGGCTGCGCCGTTGCTCAGCCGGTCGTCAAGGTGGTGCCACCCGCAGGACCACCAGTGGTCGTAACGCCCGTCAGCATGCAGACGGCCTGCGGCTGGTCGATCCCCAGCGCACTGGCGCGCTGGACATCGGAACGCCACGTCTTCCGGGGCTCGTCCCGGTAGAGCGGGCTTGCGGTCGTGGAGATCTCATCGCTGTAGAAGCCGAGTCGATTGCGCTGGAGGATGAACACCGTACCCGCCGGGCACTGTCGTGAGATCAGCGGGTCGAGGTTCATAATCTTGTTCGGTAGCGCGCCGGTGTACTGGATCGAATCGGTCGCTGCATCGCCGATGTACGGGAACGCGAAGTCCTTCGACTTGAACAGGGCGAGCTTCGCCGTGTGATCCATGATGATCGTGTCCGGCTCGAACCCGAAGAAGTTCTGGCCCTGCGCGTCGTACGCGGCGTTCTCGACCAGCCAGATCCCATCCGTGATATGCGCCCGGATGATCCCCGAGTTCGCCGTGCTCGTACCTCCCTGCGCCGCCGCACCGTCCCACGCGTCCGTCGCGTTGATCGCGTACGTGGAGGCGGTGGGAATGTTCGCAACGAGGAGGCTAAAGAACGCCTGGTTCCAGTTCTTCACCATCGTGTTCTTGACCTGCGTGAGCTGGCGGTTCACCGGGTCCACGAGCTGCCTGCGCCGCATCGCATCGGACACCTGGATGGCGAGTGAGCGCTCATAGCTGTACGCCACGAGGATCTCACCAACGGCCGCCGCAACTGCGGGAACCTCGGCGAACTCAGCTCGGATGTCCGAATCGTTCTGCGCAAACAGTGGCGTGGACCGCTCGAACCGGACTGCCCCGGAATCGTTCATGCCGGCGTTCCGGAGCACGGTCTCGATGATGAACTCGTTCTTCATCAAATCGAGGATCAGCGCCGGAATGCGCAGTGGGTCCTTGAGATAGTCGTCGACGGTGATTCTCTGTCCGTCGTACGAGCTAGCTATCGGGAACGTCTGCGTAACCACCCGGTCCCTCCTTTCCTAGTAGTGAATCGAGTGGTCCGATCAGAGGTTCGGACCGATACGGGCCCGAGCCACTGTTCCGGCGCCGGCCACACCGAGCGGTTCGGTGCAGCGGCCGACGATTGCGTCGTACGTTGTGGTACCGGCCGTATAGGCCTTCACCTGCCCCGTGGCATCGGCAGCGAGCAGCTGACCGAGTGCCGCCGCAGTGTTGTACGTGACCCGGACATCGAGCCCGTATCCCACCGCGAGGTAATCGGGGTTCTGCGCGAGGTTCGCAACGGTCTGGCCGTCCTGGGACGTGCGGACACCAGCATCGTGCAGCGCCACTCCCAGAACGGTAACCGAGTTCGCGAGAGCGGTCTTCACCGCACCGCCGGTATCCGGCTGAACGAGCTGACCGCCCAGCACGGTGGACACGACCTGATACGAGACCGGACCCTGTCTGACGTAAGGCACAACTCCTGGCATCTACGTGTTCACCTCTTCTTTCTCCCTAATGTCGGTGCGATCGAACGCAAGGTACGCGTTGATCTTTGCTATACCGATACGCTCGACCCATCCGAGCTGGCGATTGCAGAGGCTACACAAGAGACCCCGCACCAGCCCATTGACGTGGTCGTGATCCACGGGTAGCTCACGAGTCTCGACCTCCTCTTCGCTACACAGAGCACAGCGACCGTTCTGGAACTCACGGATCGCTTCGTACTCCCGCAACGAGATTCCGTACTTCTCGCGAAGCCTCTTATCGAGGCGTCTACGCCGTTCCTTGCTTGGAGGACCGTCCGGCGGATGCGTCACGCCTCGAACAACGTTGCGAATCGTCGAGGTTGCAACGCCGAACCGTATACCGAGAGCGCGATACGTCTCACCGCTAGCGGCCCGCGCACGAATAGCCGCGACGTCAGCGGGACTCAACTTCGTGCGCATCGGCTACGGCCCTCCTTTCGTTGTTCCGCGTTGAGCGGCTTGTGCGGATCAGAGGCTAAAGGACTCGCGCGCGGCCTTGACGAATTCCGCCGTTTCGGTCGCGTGCTGCTTGGCCTCTTCGATCTCTTCGTCGTCCTCCAGTCCGGACCCGATCACACCGCTCAGGTCGAGCAGCTTGATCTGGTTGCCGAATTCGGTGAGGACCCGGCGCATGATCGCACCCGCATCGACCTCGTCACCGCCGGAAAGCTCGATGACGTGCCCGGACCCTTCTAGCAGCGGACGCGCCAGGTCCACGATCTTCGGCGGGATGCCGTAGGCCCGGGCGAACACGTCACGCTCACGCATGAACGACTGATCGTCCAGGTTGGCCTGCATCGCCGCCAACTGGTCGCCCTGTTCCTCGAGCCGAGCGTTCGCCAATTCGAGCTCACGCGAACGCCGCCCGCGGTTCCTGGCGGCAACGGGCTCACGCCTCCGAGTAACGGGCTCCCGGGGCTCCGGCTTCTCGTCCGCTTCGTCCTCCTCGTCGCCGGAATCGCCCTCCTCCGCTTCGGTCTCGAGGCCTGCGTTCGCCTCTGCTTCGGCCTCAGCGATGAGGTTGTCGAGTTCCTCGTCCGAGAGTTCGGTCTCGTCCTCGACCTCTCCTTCGGCGATGAGCTCATCGACAAGGGCTGCGATCTCGTCGTCGTCCTTGGCCTTCCGGGCCTTCGTCAGCAGCTCGATGAGAGCGGCCCGGTCCTCCTTGGAGAATGCCACCTTGTCCGTCCCTCCTTCCTCTTCTCCGAATTCCACATCGGAGAGGTCGACCACTTCGACGTCACCGATTTGCTGTGACAGCGCAACGGGGACTTCGACTTCCTTCCAGTTCCGCATCCCCGCAATGTGCGGATCGAGTGTCCCGAGAACGTGCTGTAGCGCTTGCGGCCAGCTCTTTCCGTCCGAGCGCTCGTACTCCTCATAGATCCGGGCACTAACCCCGAGCTTCGGGTTTGACCGGAGGAGTTCATCCCCGGACTCATTCGCCTCGAGAATGAGGTCAAGGCCGTCCGGTGCCAGCTCGAGATCGATAATTTCACCGCGACAACGCTCAGGGTCATTCGTGTGCTTGTTGTCACCCCGCGCCAACTGGAACGGGACCAGATCGAACGCCTTCGCCTTGAACGCTTTGACGAGGCCCTCGAGATACGCCCGATCGAACACCAGCTCGCGACCCTTGTAGCTGATCGTCCGGAAGGGTAGCAGTTGTGTCCGCCAACGCCGGTTGCCCAGCTCGATCGCTTCACCGTGGTAGCGCGGGGGACGGAACTCTCTGGTCATTTCGCCCTCGGTCCCTTCTTGCCCGGTGCGTACTGCGGGATGGCCACACCCCGAAGGATGCGACCCTCGGCGAGCTTACGCGCCTGCGCCTTCGACCAGCCACGGGAAACGAGCCCCGCGATGAGGGTCGTGATCGCACTTTCCTGCGAGACGATCGGACGATTGGCCTGCGCCTTCGCCTCCACGTTTGCGGCCTTGACCCGTGCCCGCGCGGCGGCCCGACCGGGTGCCGCTGCCTTCTCTTCGGCGATCTGCTTCTTCCGACCCGCCGATCCCCGTGCGGCGATCGGACGCTCCTTCGCCACTCCGAGCGATCGCTCATGCCCGACCCCGCCCTTGAGCATTGCCTGGCGGTACGTCCTTTGCTGCCGGGGCAGTAGCGTTCCGGCTTCGGCCTGGCGCTGCGCGATTGACTTACCGCCACCCCTCTCGGGTGCCGAGGTAACACCGACCGGCGCGGCTGTACGGCGACGACGGGACGTTCCCGGGGTTCCCGCACGGACCCTAGGCGTCCCGCCGCCACCCTCCGCGCCCGCCCGGCGCGCTTTACGAGATTGCCTAACGGCCCGCTCTGCCTTGAGCCGCTCGGGATGACCCTGCGGGTAGGCAGCGCGAGCGGCGGTGCGCGCTTTCAGCAACTCGGAGTGTGCCGCGGTCGAGCCGACCGGCTCCTTCGTTGCGGCCTGTGCGCGCATCGCAGGCGCAACCCGAGCGGCCGCCTGCTTCCCCTCCGGCGAGGCCATTCGCTCCTTGGCGATCGAGCGCGTTCTCGGTGGCTGCGCATTCGGTGATCCGGCGCCCTCACGCTCAAAGGTCTTCTGCGAAGGCCGAGCAACGTTGTACTTGCTCCGATCCGTGTAGCCCATCAGCGCGGCGTCCGAATGGCTATCGAAGGTCGGCTTCTGCTGTCGATCTGCGAGGCCGGCGGACATCGACTCCTTGTGCGAGTACCCGTGGCTGCGGCGGGACATGTACGCCTGATAGTGCGAACTCTTGACGCCACCGAGCTTCGCCGCAGCGGACTTCTTCTGAGCCGGAGTGACCGCATCGAGGTTCTTCTGCATGTGCGGCGGTAGTGGTGCCACACCCGATGAGCTCGGCGTCAGTCCCTTCATCGCATCGGCGTGACCTAGGCCGGATTGCCGCCGCTCCTCGTAGACGTCCTTATTGGTCTCCGAGAGACCGTTGAAAGCGTTCTCCTGTGACGGGGTCATCCGCTGCCCGGCAATACGGAGCGCGGGCTTGCTGGGTGCGGTCTTCTTCTCGCCCGGTGTCGCGTTACCGCCGCCGAGCTTCTCGACCATTTCCTTGGTCGCCTTGCGGTGACGCGTACTCGACACGTCGTGGTTCGATAGCCCGCGCTGCCGGGAGATTACCGACTGATGATCGACGTGGTGGTCCTGATGCAGTTCGGCCAGCGTTCGCCCGCGAGTGGCGCCCAACGGGATCTGGTGCACGTCCATCATGTGCGCAACCAGCGCGGCACGATCGCTACTTGCCGCTGGCGTCTTCTCGGCTATCGGGGGCGCACCTTTTCCCTCGAACTTGTGCGAGACCATCCCGGCGTGAACATTGATCGTCTTTCCCGCCTGCGTCCCCTTGCGAACCTTGACGCTTATGCGATCTCCGGTGCGGCTGACGATCTGACCCTCTTGCTTGCCCGCCATCTGATCGACGCGGACGTGCTCGCCGGGCTTGACGGACGGGAGGCCCTTACCACCGACGTATATCCACCCGTGTTCGTAACCCTTCGGGCCGACGAACTCCAGTACCCGCATACCGTGGAGGTCCTCATAGAGGTAACCTCCCTGCCGGGCCAGCTCCAACGCTTCCCGCATCGTATTCGCCATCGCTTTGGCGCCTTGGGTATTGTCCGCCCACGACCCCTTGATGAC